CACCAGCGATTAAAGCTAAATGTGCAGAGGTGTTTGGTAAAACTCCAACATGGAGAGAATTTGATAGTGAAGCAATGGCTGGACTATTGAATGAGTTAAAGGCTCTATAATGCCTAAATTGGTAAATATTTCTGATGAAGATTATTTCTCGACTGGAGAAGTTGACATTCTTAATCATAAAGATTTGATAGTGTCTAATTCTCTTCTGAAACAAGTTTTTCAACGTGGGCTATTTGATGTTCTTCTTGGAGGTGGTCAAGAGATTTCAGATGAATTACAAATCATTTTTGATGTAGGATCATCATTCCACGCATTTATTCTGGAAGGGAAAGATGTTTTTGACGAAAGATACTATGTTGCGGAAATAGATAACGCACTAGAAACAAGAGTGCGAATATCTAAAGAAGATTATGAGTTTATCACAAAGTCATACGATAGTATTAAGTTGAAATACCCTGAACTATTAGATGGCGAAAGTGTTGAGCTTGCACTATTTGGTGAGATAGATGGAGTAAAAACTAAATCTAAATTTGATAAGCTCGTTATTTATGACGATGGAAAAGGAAATGGAGTTGTTAAAATCATTGATCTAAAAAGTACATTCCTTAATTTCTATAAACTAAAGAAAAATCAATATGGAGAGAGTAGCGAATTAAAGCGTAAATTAATGATGTTGGATTATGATCTTCAGTCGCATATATATATCATGCAAATAAATGGGTTAGATCAATCGGTAAAAATTACGCTGTTGAGTTTAGCCTAATGATGGTATCTAAAGAAACTTTTGAATGTCAAGAATATCACATTGGAGAAGAAATGCTTATGAGTGGGAGTTTAAAGTTTGATTCTATATGGAGTGATGTTATTAATTTTGCACATAATGGGCATAGTGCTGTGAAAAAGTCAATTACACTATGAAGTTGCGATTTATTAAGACAGATGTAGGATTATCACCATTCGATTCAGAAGCATCAGAATCTATTAAAAAATGGAAGAATGGTGACTTTATAATAGTTGAATCTAAAAGACCTAGAAACTACAAGTTTCATAAAAAATTCTATGCCTTAATGAATATAATCTTTGAAAATACAGATGAATTTAAAACACTCGATAATCTTGTAGATTATATGAAGATACAAACAGGGCATAGCGATATAATTGAAGCAAGGGGGATAGCATTTAGAGTTCCTAAGTCTATCGCCTTTCAGAATATGACACAAGATAATTTCGATAGCTTTTTCAATAGAGCCGTTGATGAATGTTTACTTTTAGTTCCTATTGGTAAACTAGAACTCGAAAGAGAAATTTTAAGATTTGGATAAATCATTATTATAAGGAGAATTAGATGACAAGAGAACGAGCAAAAACATTGTTACCCGAAATAATTCATTGGGCAAATGGTGGTAATTTGTGGAAATACGTAGAGTCAACAAAAACATGGGTAATGCATGATTGTGAAGAAAAAGATGAATTACTCTTTAAGTCAACAACTAAATCACATTATGTCATAGAAGATAAACACTTTGAAGCAAGGAAAGCTTTTGCGTTAGGTGAAGATGTTGAAAGAAGAAAGAAATATCAAGATGATACTGTAGGTAGATGGGTAGGAGATGCAAGCCCTTCATGGAATACAAATTCCTATGAATATAGACCAAAACCTAAAGAGTGGTATAACAATATACCAAAAGAAGGTATTTTGTGCTGGGTGTGGAATGATAAATATGAAAAAGAAAAACACGCATCTATAGTAATAGATTATTCCGAACAATTCAAAACATTTAAAATTAAATTTTTTGAAAATTGGTGGCATAATGCAGAACTGATCAAACCAGAAGAGTGCTATGTTTCAAATAAGAATTAAGACAACTCTTTTAAAAATTCAATATAGGCATTTATAAGATTTATTCTTAAAGTGCCACCCTCTATAAATGATTCCAATTCCTTGCCAAAAAACGCTTCTGTTAGTATAGATGAGGATTTCCCTACCTTAAGTCCATAAAATCCCCTATCACCCCTTTTAATAGGCTTTATTCCCCTATCTCTGTTTGGTAGACGATTATCAAAGTGCTTATCAAGCATATTTGCATATTTTGCACCACCTTTTGATCCAATTAGATATAAAATTTCATGCCCTTTGGCTGGACTTTTTGAAGCGTTAAAGTGACACTCTATATCAAGATCAGCACCCCATTCATCTATTTCTCCATGAAGAATACGCATAGCACCTTTATATCCGTGTATCTTTTGATTAGGACGCTTGAATACTTTTGTTTCTATTCCATAAATATTTTTTGATAGAAAATGTATATCATTTACAAGTGAAGTCATATATTCATTTTCACTTATTCCAAATGCTACCGCACCTCTTTTGTAAAATTCATCGTGTCCAGCGATCAGAGCTACTTTCATGATGTAAAAAACTTTCTTTCTTTATGTTCCCCTTGCTTGCCAATATTAAAGCTTTCAACTGGTCTATGATAACCCATAACTCTCGTATAGACCAAGCACTTTGTTCTTTCGCCTTGATGTTGTTTTAGTGTTGTCTCTCTGTTTGCTTTCATCACTTCTCCTCAAATATTTCTTTTAAAACCAAATATAGTTTTTTGGCTTCTTTTCTCGGTACTGGTATGTCTTTGCCTGCTACTGGTAGTATTATGTTCATTATCTAATTGCCTTTTATATTGTCGGACATTAATTTATCTGTTAGAAGTGTATAGTCTGTAATTGAAGTATAATAGTAGTGCTGCACAATAAATAAAGATTTAACCATTCTGCCTAATTTTTGACCATCTTCAATATTTAGTGATCCATCTTCTCTAAAAACAATACTTCTATCTTTTTTGATTTTATCAATAGCAACAATTTCGGGGTAAACAGTCTTAGGGCATTTTAGATCATTTGCTCTTTGAGTACATCCAGTCATTGCCAATGAGTAAAGTATTATCATTATAGGTAGTATTAATATCTTCATGTGCTTTTTCTCCTCTTTCTTTGTTTAGTACCTGGTAGGGTATAATTTTAAGGATATTTTCATATTCTATAACTGCCGTATTTAGATTTATGATATCTGTCTTTTGTTTATTTATGGTTATTTCATTGCTAATATTCACAAAATATTGCTTTGCAGAATAAAAACCTAATGATAATAAAGCAATGCCCATGATCCCTATAATTACTTTTTGTATTAATGTAGTGAACATATTAATCCTTAACCGATTCAGTCCATTTATTTGATTCAAAAAGCCTAATATTTTCTTTCATTATGTGTTGTAGTACATGAAGGAATACAAACAGTAAGGGTATAGTATACCCTTTATGAACATATAAATTTATAGCTACCATAAAAAATACCACCATATAGGAGTGTGATATCAAATGATGAAAAGATGTATCTGTCATAGTATTTCTATGTTTTAGTATTTTATATGATGTGACCATTATATAGCAACATATAGCGATATTTATAATCAAGAGTTCCATTTGTTTACTCCTTTTTTAATTACACTTTTAATGATATCCGAAAAGAATCCAATTACAGAAGTCGTATTTGCACCAAAAGCCATCATTGCATCATAACTAAGAAATCCTGCCGTTGCAGATGATATCTGAACCCATACATTTGATATATTTTCATACTCAGATAGAATATTAACCGTAGCCCATGCACCAAGCCATCCAAAGAACATTACAATCAATATACTTTTAAATGATAATGAAGCCATATTTAATTCATGTCTAACAACCAAATATGATATCCCGCCTAATATACCTGCTAATTGTGGTTCTACAAACGGAATCAAGAATAGTACTATATATTTTATAGAAATGATTATGGTACTACTCATTATTTCTTGTGTCATATCTTACCCTTAGATGTTTTTTTGTGTAAACTCATCTTTATAAGCCTTTTTGCAATGATTTTTATCCCAAAAAAGAAGATTTATTATTTTTACAAATAAAGTATATCTATATTTTGATAAAGGTAAGATAGACCTTCTATAAGTTTCTGATGATATTGTATGATTTATAACTCCGTACAATATCCTACATCCAGTATAGTCATTACCAAGTGCTACACTATAAAGATAATCATCTAATGTATTATTATCCCTTAGTGCCTTGTTTAGTGATCTTACTACAATTACAAAAGGTGCAAATACATATAAAATAATGAATGATGCTATTACCAATAGTAGATTTATCATTGTTCTCATTTATAGTGTACCCACATACTCTAACCCAATTTTTGACGCACTATATACTATGTATCTATATATGTTTATCTTGTTTGGTGATGTGTCTGTGCTATCTGTATTTAAAAATGTAAATACACTATCCCATGTGGTGATTCTTCCACCTGATACATCTTGAACCAAAGTTATATACCCACTTTGACCACCTACAATATTAGAAGGTGCGTTCATTGTTAAATTACCCGTTAAAGTACTTTTGTGCTTATTGTTGAGTATTAAATCTAATGTTATATTTACTGCATATGGAATCACCTCAATACTATTACCTACATTGATCAGATTTATATCTTCATCTGGCATAGTTATTGTTCTTATTGTTGCAGTTGATATATTTGATGCATCTAAATCAATCTGTTTTGTTGTATCTGCTATATTTTGCACTCTAAATGTTGAATCAAGAAAAGTAGACCCTACAGATGTCGATGATCCAGATGCAGAACCAGGAGTAGTACCCCTTAAATCATCACCAGCACCGTCGTAAATTGTAACAACCCCGCCAGAATTTCTAATAATTAATCTATGAATTAATACGGCAGTTCCTTTAAATTCTGTTGGAATTGAAAAGTTTGAATATTTTTGGGCATCTGATCTTGCATCTGCTTCTGAACTATAAGATCCAGAAGGTTTGTTTATATATAATTTTGCATCGTTTGGTAGTTCTGAATGTGCGTACCAAACAACTAAAGGTGCATATCTGTTGTTTATACTAATCCCGTTTGAATCTGTTGTGATCGATGCAATATTGTTTGTCTTTAAAAATGGTGTAATTTCATCATTCATTATATAGGTTGATGCTGGTGATACTATTTGTGATGTAGAATGTTGATGTAATTGAAACATTGCACCAGATGATACATATATATTTATTGTTGATGTTCCGCTACCTGTATATCCTAATGCATTTCCAGAAATCCATGTAGCGTGTTGGCTTCTAATCCATTTATTTATATGGCTCATGTGACCGTTATCGCCTTCTGTATAAATGTGATCTGACCATTTATGAGTTTTATATGTACCTTCGTTTTGGACTAAATTCGCACTACCAATGTATGTTACCGCTAATGGTACATATTCTGTTAGTGTTGGAAAACTTGTAGTACTTACGGTTAATGTATTTGTTGGTGTATCTATATAGATATAATTTATTTGTGGTACTGAATCTGTACCATCAATAAGTGTTATTTCTTGTGGTGAAGGAGTACAAATTAAAGTATTTGTACCAGTAGATGTAATATATCTAATATCACCACCACCTAATGCTTCAACTTGTGCTTTTACTTCTAATCCATCTGATGATATATTTCCTTGAACATCCTTAAAAGTAGTACCTACAAAAAATCTTAATGCAGTTTGCATATCATCTGAAAATGTAAGTATATCGCCAATTATGCCGCTACCTTGTAGATATATTCCATCTTGTGATACTTCATCTAATGCACCATTAAGTTTTACGGCTTGTGCATCTGTCAATACACCTCCTATTGTTGCTGTTGCATCTGGATATGTTGTGTCTGTAAATAATGCACCTATTGGCACATTTGTTTCTACAGTTAGCCCATTGACTTTTTCAGAATCATCAACAACTCCACTAATATCTACATCATAAACAAGCTTTTTCATATCACCAGCACCAGCACTTTCTGCATCCTGGATACCTTGCTCTATTTTGTTTAAATTAGATGCACTCAAAGCTGGACTTTCTCCAGGAATAAACAACGGATCATCCGCGTCTAGCCATATTGTTTTATCGTATGCATTTGCCGTAAATGGCAATAATAGAATACATCCTATTAATATTAATTTTTTCATCTTATCCCTTTAATTAAGTTATGGAAGAATTGATATAGTCTCTTTTATCATATCTTCCATTGTGTGTGTTTTTTAAAACCTAAATACTACATTAGATGTTAAAGCATCTTGTGTATGCTTATACACCACCTCAAAGCCTACATTACCAATTTCATATCCAAGACCAAAGTTGGCATTAGAATATTTTTTGATAGAGTTGATAGGTTGCTCAAACCCTATAAGACCATATGCATCTTTGTAAATTTTAAGCTTTGTATATATATTCGCATACTGAGCATCCCCACGCATGATGTGAGAATATCTGCCCTCTACTGCAAACTTATCATTAAACTGATAGCCTACAAATACAAGAGCATATGCCCTGCAATCCTCTTTTTTATCTGTCAACGTACCGCCAAAGCCAAAGTACGGATTTGCTGAAAGCCCTAGTGTTAGTAATGCGATTAGTAGTAATTTTTTCATGTTGTTTCCTTATAGTTTTCTTCCTTAAACAATGGTGACACTTTCACAAACACGTTATATCCATAAGCAAGCTTAGGTTCTGTAGGAACAATCCAAAGATGATAGTCTTGATTTTCATCCGTCCATTGTTCCACATCTTCACCGTCATGTACTGTAAAAGGAGTACCTTCAAGCTCATCTTCAAATTTTTTTCGTACTTTTGTAGAAGTAATATTAGCTCCCAATAGAACATGTGTTCCCGAGGGAGTTTCCGTATATTCATGATGGTCAGCATTACACCATTCTACATAAGAGTGTTTTCCTATTTCAACACCCTCTTCATCGTACTTCGCAAATTTTGCAAAATTAATAGGTGTATCTTTTAGTGCTATAGGTATGATAAAAACAAATCCATACCGTTCTGTTGTACTATTATTCATATTTTCTCCTTATGGTATTAGATATAATGCATCCATCTCTAAAAGCTCTGCATCTATCTCAGTTTGTGATAACACTTTTTCCTTGTGTATTCTTGTTATCCCAACAGGGTTTAGTGGTTCATATCCTGCAAGTCCTGTATGTCCAATTTTAAATACCTCTGTGTTTGTAGCTGTTATATCTGCTATAGTTGGGGTTATTACTGCATTTTTATAGAAATTTATTTCTTTAAGAGTAGCGTCATAAGTCACATGTGCTAAAAACCATCCTGTAGGCATATTTAACCATTGGAGAGCTTTTCCGAGTGCATACGGGTAGAGTCTTCCATTTGTGTGCATATTAAAATATAGTCCATTATTAGATGATGTACCAATTCTTTGTATTGTTGATTCAGTCTTAAAATAAAGCATAATACTTAATGACCAATCCACATCACTATTCGGTGTCCAGTCAGGGTCAAAGAAAATATTATCACCATTAAACTCAATAGTATTCTCATCCGCCAAATCAGTAACCCTACCCAAACTATCCCGCTTGAACATCGTCATTGGCACGCCTTTTGTTTGCTGGTCTGCGTTTGTGTAGGCTGTGTCGCCTACGTGATTTATAATCTCATCGGATACCAAACCTTCTACTGATAGATTAGAAATTGATATATCAAATAACTTCGTACCGTCCATTGCAAGATAAAAGTTTGTAGCTGTTTTATTTTTTGTTAGGATTATAAATTCATTCACCCCATCTTGTATCTCTCCAAGATTTACATAATCGGTACTATTATTCCACATGACTCTGTTTATTATCGCTGTTCCACTATTTATTATAGCATCAAAACGCAATACAGAATATTCTTCATCTATTGCATCTATCGTGTACTTGGCTCTTGGATAATAGGTCGCTGTTCCAACTGCAGTTACAGCAAGGTCTAAAACATAAGGAGTATAGCTGTGTGCATAAACAGCACCACCAAAAGCATTAACTATTGAAGCAAAGTCTTTGACTGGATACAATAACTCTGTGGTTAAATCTGGCACTAAGTCCTCATACTCTCTAGTGGGTTGCATATAGTCAACCACATTACTAGCATTAAAACTCAGCCCTGTTTCAGTATCACCCTTCAACATTCTAAGCACCAGTTCAGGATTAGCATTAAGCAGTGTTACATCGTTTGCATTGTGAGTAGCGTGAAGTTCAAAGTAGTGTCCATATACACCCAACTCAATTCTTTCTTTAGTATCTGTAAAGTTTTCTCTTATATCAAAAGTATTTGTTGAGTAGTCGTATACCCAAAGTGACTCTGTATTGAATGTTATTTTTTTTACGGACATATTAGTCATTGAAAAGTCAGATAATTGTCTACCATCCATATATATAGTAAACAATCCTGTACCCCATGTACCGTCATCAGTGATTATGTACTCATAGCTACCATCTGTAGGCTTCCATGCATTTTGTTCTACAATAACACCACCTAAATATATAGTCATTTGCTGTAATAAATCTATATTCTCTAAAAAATCAAAACTTAATTTATAGGAACTTCCTTCTTCTAAGCCTAAGTCATAACTTATAGAAGGTTTATTATATGAAGTTCCAGTTACAGTAACTGCAACATTTAGGCTATCTGTAGTTGGTGTGGTTATGGTACTGGTTTCACTACCATAGGCGATTGTAGGAGATACCGTCATGAGTTCACTACCCAAAGTATAATCCAATTGTGTATCAATATAAGCAGTACCACTCAATTCAAGCCCACTAGCCACATACCCCAAAGCGTCCGATGCGTCACCGTCTGAACCTGAGTTATCAAGATAGATGTCCTTATCGACTGTTTTGTGCTCCATTGTGTAGATGATGTTGGCAAGGACTACAGATCCATAAGGAATATGCCTAATTACATTTGAATTATTAGCTCCTGGTACTCGCATATCCAATAAGTATTTTATCATAATTAACTCTCCGAAAGTTGAGCTGCTGTTTCGCCTTTTACTTTAAACCATACATATTGTGTAGGATCTACAATTCTAACGAATCCTGGTTTAAATGGTTCACCTCGTATTGTTTCAAGTGGCGATACATCTTCTTCTGTAAATGCAATTCTACATTCTACTACCCCAGAGTTCGCAAAGCTTATTTTTCCGAGTGTTCCACCTTTCCATCCCTCTGATTCTTCTACGGTTAAATTTGCTGTTATCATATTATGCTCCTAAATTAAGTGTTGGAAGACTTGCGATAAGTTCTTCAATGGTTGGTTCTGGTGCTATGCCATCTTGAACATCTACAAGTACTTTATAGCAATGTTCCCAAACTAACCCTCTCCATGTTACAAAAGATTGTCCTTCTGCCTGAAAGGGGTTTGTATGCCCTGAATAACTACAAGCTGAAAGAATAGAATCATATCCTTTTGCTTTTGCTTGAGTATCTAAGATCATTTGAACAGATTTCTCAATAACATTCTGCTTCTCTTTTGCTTGCAAGACAATGTTTGCATCTATCTCTGTTTGAGTGAGATCATACACTTCCCATGTCTGAACATAATCAACGGATGCAATTTCTCTTACATTTTCTGCATAGATGTTGTATGGTGGTTTTACTGTGTCTGCCACTAAATGCCAATCACCTATAATTTCTGTTCCGTCTCTTGGTATAGACTTCCCTTTATATACTTTCTTTAACTCTGGGTATGTCTTACCTTTTTTTGTGTTCATGTTCTCGTAATTCATTTAATATCCTTTATTGTTGGTATTTCGGTCTTAGTGCTAATGTTATAGCACCATTACTGTTGTTTTCACCCGATCCGCCAACGCCATTATCAAATGCCCCTGGATTAAATTCACCAATAACATCTTCTTTTATTCCAGAACCAAAAGCTATACTATCGTTACTTGCACCAACAAAACTATCACCTATAAAATTATCAAGATCGGGAGAAGTAAAAGGTTTTTCGGTGGTTGAATAAAAAGAACCAACCCCTGCTGCTATAACTAACGCACCTTCAGTAATTGGCGTAATGGCTGGTGGATTTGGTTCAGCATAATCCCCCCTTCCATAATAATTTGCGGGAACATCCATTGGTGTTGTTTCATCAACATTCCTATAAACTCTAACCATAACCGCTTCATTATCTTCATTGTCGTTAGGTAGTTCAACATTTGTATCTGGAGTAGCTAACATTATTTTGTATGAAACATTAATACCAGAAGAAAAATTATCATTTTCTTCACCTCTAGTGGCTCTTATGTATCCAGCAGGATCATTAACTGTGGCTCCACCAGTACCATTCTTACTCAAAGCTCTTATTACAATAACAATATCACCAGCGGCAGCACGCGATGAAATTCCACCAGAAAGATTTGTTAAAGACATTGTTGTTATATTAGCATCTAAATCACATCCGCTATAAATTCCACCAACGTATATTATACTTCTATCTTTGCTTCCAGCACCTAATAACATTTTTTTTAAGTAATTCATTACGCAGGTACACCGATATCTTGACCAACAACAAATAATGAAACCACATCATCTTTATCTTGTCTCACTAAAATTTCATCCATTCCCGAAGCTGTAAAAATTGGCTCTTCTTTCATAACAAATTCAGTACCAGATGGATATGAGATAATGTATGCACCTGCGTTTATTAATTGAATTGAACCACCACCTACATCACCACTTGGGAAATTGATAAAAGCCAAAGTAATATTACCAGTTACGGTAAGTTGTTGCATATCGCCATTTTCATAATCAAATGTGTGTGTACCAGTTCCCAAAGTCGCATCTTCTATTTGTCTTACTGCTGACTTATTGGCTGTCTTCCCGTTGAAGTCCAAATCCCCCCCTAGTTGAGGTGTGGTATCATCAACAACGTCTGAAAGTTTAGAATTTATATCTTGATATACTTCCCAATCTCCAGTTACACTACCTACGGGATCATCATCATTTATACCATCTTCCAAAGCTTTATAATAAACCCCGTCACTACCCAATACAATATCATCAACTGTTTGTGTTGCTATTGCAGATGTATTGTATGTGAAAGTAGCGTTATATAAACCTCTTACCGCTTTTGCTACTTGTGATAAATCATTATCTATAAGAGTATATCCAGCACTCTCCACAAGCTTAAATAAATTTCCAAAATTATCATTTTGAAATGTTGCCCTTACAATAGTTCCATCAAGTGCTTCTGATGTTGATGAATCTTGAAATTCTAAACCTGGTGTTGCGTTATCTACTAATTTTGGTTTTTGCATATTATATTCCTCATATTAAGATTTGTCCTAATGGATTTCCAGTTGTATTTCTACCAACTATAAAAGGTGTATCTGTAATATCACTTGTAGTGTTATAGATAACCCTTAAATAAGGTGGCTTCATATATGAAATTAACTCTTTTACTTTTCTGATATTATCAACATCATAAATATCGTTAAATTTTATATATAAAATACATCTAGTATTGTTTATTAATGGATCTCCTAAATAATTACCGATAGTGCTTCTACCTATAACAAATGGATTAGGAACTCCACTAAATTCTAAATCGCACCCTATGAAAGTTGCGAAATCCTCTATAATTGATTGTAGCGTATAATCTTTATTTAGATATTCTACAATAATTCTTTGGAGTTCAATATTTGTAAAAAGCCCTTGTTTGATTAAATAATCTTTAGAATAATCCAATGCTAAAGCATAGCTCTCTATTAGATTGAATTCATTGTAAAATGTAGTTGCTTTATTGTATACTCTTCCAAATTCAACACTTATACCATTTATAAGGCTAATAAAATTTGATTGAAATTCCCAAATATTACCTTGTGGAAAGAAAGATTTTATAAGGGTTACGAATTTTAAATCCATGATACAACCCCTAAATCAAGTATTTCATCTGCTGCAATAGCATAATCACTAGATGGATCTGGATTTGTTAATCTTGCACCTCTGTCTTGCAAGTAATCGGATAATCCGCTAAATTGAAATGTTGTTCCTGGTTTTTGCTTCAAATACAAATAATCTCTTATCGCTTGTTCTATGTTTGTTTTATTGTCTTCATTTGTTACTGCAAGTTGTATGCTAAAAGCTTGTAATGTTATTGTTGGTAAAAAATATTCTGCGTCTACGTATACTGGTACAGCGTTATTTGTAGTAAAATATGATTCAACTTGATCTATATCAGATTGTATTGGAACACCATCATTGCTAAAAGTAAGAATTGTTACACCAAAAGTACCCTCACCATTCTTTATGTCAGATATAAAAGTGGCTTTCACATTTGATAGCTCATTAGCCAATGATTTATAAAAATTGTCATTATCTACTTGTGTTAATGTAGCGTTCTTTTGTTTTGTTCTTGTTCTAACGCTTTCTATTGTTTCTTCATCTATAGCACTACTAAACCCATCGATAGATGTTGCCTTATTATCTACACCGTTTATAGGAGTGGATAGCAATAAATCTACATTTGGTAAGGTGTTGTTTTCTGTTCCTTTTCCAATACTCTCACAATTTAGATCAACAAATCCGCTAGATATTGCACCTGCTTCTGATGTTTTGTATTCAAGCCCATTATATAAAATACCTATGTCACTATTTATTACAGTAGTATTTATTCCGTAAAATCTTACTACTCCTGTTGCTATTGTTGGTTCTTTTCTTGTGATATTTTTAAGAGGTGCGAAATAATCTAATACTCTTGATGATGTGCAAGTAGTTAAAAAACTATCATTGTATATTCTATCTAGGTAAATATATATTAGGTTAAATGTGGCACTTAGTGTATTTGACAGTTGTTCAAATAGTGATTTCTTAAGCGGTGTTATTGCATTATTGAATGATGATATGAAGTCATTGTAGATACGATTTTTTAAGTCTTTTATATTCATTTTGCAATCCCGTTAGTATTAGATGAAATCAACATATTGTGCATTATATCATATTTATTTAAATTTTTGTATAACATTTTATTCCGATGGGTATAAATTTTGATGTGGATAAAGTGATTCAGAAGGATATAGGGATGGTAAATTTTCATCCTCTATAAAATTAGCGTCTAATATTTTCATTTTTTCATCAAGAGAATATTTTAAATTATCTTGATTTTCATCATCCGTAGTGAATGTAATTGAAACATTTAATCTATTTCCGATCTTTTCTGTGGCAATATCTATCTTTATTACTATCTTATCTAAAATAAGCCAATTCAAGCACTCATATAGACCTTCTCTATAGCCTTTGATGTTTTCATCGCTTAGTTTGTCTATGTGATAAGCTTTATTGCCAATAGTGCCGCCATCAATTTGAGTTCCTATTTGTCTTTTGCTCCCGTCTGTAAAAATAGATATCATAGATGCAGTTAAATATGTATCATCAAGCTCTATATCATTATTTTCTACAAAAATATCAAATATTGCTTCTAAATATTCTTTTCTTAAGTATATATCCATGTGATCTCCTTATTGTGGGTGTTCAGTATCTTCTTGTGAATCTCCACCACTATCATTTGATTGTGGATGTGTATGTGTATCACCTATATTTGTACCGTTGTGTGTTAATGTTTCTGATACAAAATCTATACTGTCTGCTTTTACTGTAATAGTTCCATTCTCTAATTTAACATAATCACCATTGGCATTATAAAGAACTGTATTTCCACTTGAAACATCAATAATACTTGCTTGATTTTCATTTGCGATTACTATCTTTTCATTACCTATCTTTGCTACAATACATCTACTTCCAATAGGTGATTTAGCATTGATACCAAATTGACCTACTTTAAAAGCATCCTCTATATTCCTAAGTGTCTTAAGTTGAATGTCTTGAAGCTCACCATCCTTGCCACCAATATTTGTTATTCTGCCTATACGCAATATATTAGACATATCTTCTTTGATCGTTTCGGTGGATTTGTTTATTTCTTCATTCATATAAATCCTTACTAACTAGAGTCATATCTGATACAGTTCCATTATCGCCTTTTAGATATGTTATATCTTTGATTAGGAAACTTGCATTAACTACATCTGTTTCTACTTTTACTATGGTATTTATAGAAAAATCCCATCCATACACAACTGCTCTAAGACATATTTCATTTGATTTATTGTTATTCTTTTTCCATTTTGCAAGATCATTGTTTGTTTTATCTTCTGTATTTATTGCTACAAAAGGTCTAAATCTTTTTACGGTACTATCTTCTACTGTTCCATCTGTAATATCTGATTTGATTCCATCTTTTTTATATGTATATTTGTCAAATCTATTGATTAATCTTTTTGGATATGTTAATTCTTTGAAGTCTTGATCTTTCAATATTTTTGATTCTTGATTGCCTACATTTTTTGTAATTTCTATGTTTCCTTCATTGTCACTAATTGGCAATGTATTTGTTTGCTTACATAGTCTATTTATGGCATTAAAATATGTTTCACCTATCTTTGTATCGAAAACATCTATTGTATCAAGTTCAAGAGAGGATGATACTTTTATACCAAATGGATCTACAAGGTCTGATATTATTTGCTTTATAGTTTGTTTATTGTATTGCTTATTGTTTAATATGTTGCAATCTATAAGGTCTAATGCCTTGCTTCTGCCTTCTAGGAATAAAGGCTTTTTAACATCTGATATGCCTAAAACTATTCTATCAAGATAGCCAGTAAAGAAAACCTTATCATCTTTTAGTATTTCGATTAAATCATCATCTAGTATGGATAAATTATCACCTTTATAAATGTTCATAGAAAAGTTGTGTGCTACTGATTGCATAGATTTTGTAATGGTTATATTTTCCCATCCACTATACTTTTTCCCACCAACTTTTAATTCTATTTTCATTTATCTTTCCAACATTTTAATATTTCCATTTATAAATATAGGATCTATTATATCATTATTTACTAGGATTTCACTAACCCTACTTATATCATTATATTTACCCATTGTTAGATTAAGAGCATCTACTGTTGCTACAATATTATTGTCTTTCAATGTTTGAAGTCCAGAATATTTTTGAGTGTAGAAAAATATAAATTCACTCTTTGCACAATGATATTTGTCTATAAGATTCTGCTTTATGACAATTTCATCTATTTCTGTTGTATCATCTAATGTTGTATTTTCTTCTAGGATAGAAAATATTGATAAAATATCTTCTTTAACACTTCCAAAATCATCACCAGTTGTAAAATCTATATTTTCAAGGTTGTTTATGGCGATCTGTGTTAATCCAGATATTACAGCATTTGTGTATGTTTTTATTTGTTCATTTACTTCTATTTGTGCATAATTTTTATATACTTTTTCATTACTTGCAGATATCATATTCAAAAGACCATTTGTAAAACTTTTTTGTGAGTTTGCACCAGAAACAAATGAATCACCAAATACGCTAAATAATCCAGATATATCATCTGAAAGTAGATTTACATTGTTGATCGATGATGTTAAGTTTGTTTGAACACTTCTTATCGCATCTTTTATCGCATCAAGATTTTCAATATCATTTAAAAACTTTACATTTCCATTTAGATCATTTAGAAAAGAATTAATACCAATAATAGAATCAGTCATTAGTTCTAATCCAATAGTATTATTGAAATCATTTCTAAAATTTGCTAAAGTTTCTTCTATCATATTTATAATAAATGATATTTCAGTAGTTTCAACAACTTCATTTAATGCTTTTTTAAATGATATTTCTATTTCAGCAAAACCAATCCTTGTTTTAGATTCCTTTATAGTATATGTATCTACTTGTACTTCTAATCTTCCATAGAACATATCAACAAAAATTCCACTCCCTAGCGTATCAAATGCCTTTACAAGTGCTTCTTTTTCTGAGAGATAGTTATCTCCACCTATATAGCCTACTACTTTAAATTCTTTGTTTTTTAATCCATTGTCTTCTGATATGTTTCCACCATTTATAAAGTCGTGATCCGTTAATCTATGCCCGCTAGATAAATCTGTAGACAATGTATAAAAAGGAACTCCTCTAAAACTTGATTCGTTATATTGTCTTGTATCAAACATTAATTCTGCTCCCCATTATTTAAAAATACGTCTGCGGATTCTCTACCCGTAGTTTCAATGCTTCTAACTCTGCCATCTGTAACATTTACTGTTATCGCTGATTTGTGGTTACTTACTACGTTTTGCTGTATCTTCTGTGTTGCAGCTTTTGGTGCTATAGTAGATTCATCATCTGTAAACATATTTGAAATACTATCAAAGAATCCAGGACTTCCTTTTTTACCATCACCAAATATACTAAACTCTGATAATGATTTTATTTTATCTATTACTGGTTGTATAAATTCTAAAAACTCTGCTACTCTACCTCTAACATAATCAAAAGGATGTGCAAAAGCTGCCTTTAAATGTTCCCCAATATTCTTAAATCCACTTATAACAGTTGTACTAAATATATCTAATACTTTTCTAAACTCTTCAAATTCATTATAAGCCCATACCATACCAGCCACAAGTGACACAAGTCCAGCCACAACTAAAGCTATTGGGTTCAAGCTCATTACAAGATTAAATGCTATTAACCCTACTTTTGCGATCTTTAAAGCAACACTAAAAGCTGTTAATACTGGAGTAAGTAACCATAATGTAGCGGTATATGCTAATATTGCTATTTTTGCAGCAAGTAAAGCACCAGCAAAATAACCAATCCATTTTACAACTTCTTTGTTATTCTTTATTAGATCAGATATAGGTGATGTGATTGCTATCATTGCTTCTGCAACTCTTCTAAGAATAGGGGTTAAGATGCTACCAAAAGAGATAGCAAGTCCTTCAACGGCACTCATTAGCTGAACTATACTACCTTCTGTGCTATCCATTCTTATTTTTGCCATTTTTCTAGCAACACCATCTGCATTTTCAAGATTAGTAACCATCTTTTGAAAATCACCACTTGTAACCGCTTTTTCTAGGTTTAATGCTCCAGCCATTGCGATCTTACCAAATACGGCACTAAAGGCTTCTATTCTTTTTGTTTGCGATAACTTCTTAGCACTTTTACCAAGATTTAAAAGTATCTTTTCCATAGGTAGCATATTGCCAGCACTATCCGCTACATCTATGCCTAAACTCTTAAGCATTTTTGCACCTTTAGCCGCTGGACTTGCTAAATTTACAAGTGAATTCTTTAAAGCTGTACCAGCCATTGAACCCTTAATACCAACATTACCAAGTATGGCGGTTGCTGCTACCATTCCTTCCATTGATTGCCCTGCTGCTACTCCAATAGGTGCTGCAACTTTTAGTGTCTCAAATAGTGTTTCCATGTCCACGTTTGCACTTGATGTTGCCGCTGCTAATACATCCGCTAATCTTCCAGATTCACCAGCTTTCATTCCAAATGCACCAAGTAAATCAGATAACACATCTGATGTTCTTCCTAGTTCCGCACCACTAGCACTAGCCAAATCAAGTAAAGAAGGCATAGTTGCCAATATTTGATTAGTTTTAAAACCAGCTTTTGCTAAAAATATTTGACCTTCTGCCGCTTGTGAAGCACTAAAAGCTGTAGATGCACCTAGTTTTTTTGCTTGCCCAGACAATAAAGCCATATTTTTAGCAACTGGAACTGTTGCATCTGCCGCACCAAAAGCAACTGCTTCTAAATTCTTCATTGCTTGTTCAAATTTTATTGCTGGATTTAATGCCGCCTTGAATGATAAAGCTAATGCTGCAACTCCCATCGCTTGACTTCCTATACCTCTTGTTTGCCTTTGTAGGTTAGCATTTACTCTATTTAGTCTATTTTGTACTTTTGAAATTCCATTTATTGCTTTTTGTGTCTTAGTTAAATGTTTATTGTTTTTTCTAGCAGAATCACCCATCTTTTTAAAAGCGTTTGCTATAGACTGTAGTGGTCTTGTAGCTTTATCAATGATTCTAACTGAACCTTTTGCACCCTTCAAAGCCATAAAATATCCTTTCTAATTTATTTCTAAAGACAACTTTATATTAGTTGTCTTCGGGAATGAATCGTATCGCTTGTTTGTATAGATTGTCTATTGTAGCTTTATTTCTCATTTCAGATAGCTGTGTATGAAACATTTTCATAATCACGGCTATCTTGTCTTGATACTCTATTGCTACCCCAGATACTTTCCCACTTCACCACTTAGCATAATGAAATCAGAAGGATGCAATGATGCAACTTGTTCTTCTGTGATGCCAGTAATGTTTGCAATAGTTCCTGCCATGTCACCCAAACGCATTTCACCAGTTGCAGAAAAAGTCACATCATAAAAATCAGATGCACTCATTTCACTTTCATCTTTGATCTTAAGTTCTTTAAGTTCCCCAGTACCAGCCGCATCTTTAATGGGTCTTTTTAATTTAACTGTTCCCATTATCTGCTTACCACATTACCAGCAAATTCATACTCTACAACACCTTCATTCGCTGTTACTGCGGGGTCTGCAATTTGCGTCATATTTGAACCAACTATTGTTTTGCCATCAATTAGTTCAAGTACAATATCAGATCCTTCTGTGATTCTTAGTTTATCAGTATCAGCACTTTTTAGCGTTGATACTTGTACTTTGATCATACCCGCTTTTCTCTCTTGTGTAGTGAACATCATATCACCAGTACCATCATCAAGTACTGGGGTTTTTTCTGCTCCAGATACTTTATATTCTGCTGTACCAGTTTTAGTTTGGATCGTTTCGTTATCAATAATAAGTCTTTTTATTCCTACTGTCATTTTTTACACCTCATAATTTATTTGCATTGCTTGTTGCAATAGAATGTTGATCACATCAATTTGCATAGTTGAATTAATACGATTTCCAACTTTTTCAACAACAACACTATCTTCAAACTGTTTTAAGTTTTCGCAAACCGCATCTTTTACAAGCTGTTGATAGTTAAGTATCAAATTTTGTTTATATAGATTTGGTGTCATAACTTTTATACCAGCACCGAATAAATCTTTATCATTACCTACTTTGTAATTTTGGAACTGTGACATTCTAACGATGAAAGTATATCTTACATAAGAGATTGTCAAGAATACTCTTAAATCAGTATCGTCTACCTCTTGTGATATGCCTTGCGAATCTTTTTGTAATGTTGTAACGGTTCTGTCGATTATCACATTTGAACCTTGTACTCTGAATGTAGAAACACCACCACCAGCTAAAACATTACGTTCTGTTCTGATTCTTTCATCCAAAGGTAGGAATCCAGCCAATTCATTGTTAAGATAACCTCCTCCTGGATTTGATTGAGCGATATCTCCAATTACTCCGATCATGCCAGCAGCTTGTTCTAGCCCAGTTGCGAATACTGAACCATTATCAAGTATGGTAATAAATGCTGAATTTATAATATATGTTTTTGTTGTTAGATTTGATACTGTATCATCAATACCAACGAGACAGAAACTATCTAGCATTTCAGTTGCTTTAAAATTGTCCGTTAGTGCGGTATCGATCAGCACAAGATTTGTATTATCTGTATATGGTTGAACAATAAGGTTAAATTGGTTTTCTTCAAGAATTCCAATAACTCCACTTGTTTCTAAATCTGGATCACCTGCCCCACCTGAAAAGTCAACTACTACTGCCCCAATATCTGTAGGGAATACATCTTCACTATTGTAATTCATCATAGCTTTTAATGTATTTCCATAAGTACCTTTATGAACCGCAGTAAGTGTTATAACACCTGTTGATTCCGCTGCTGTAAATTGTGCATAAACATCTTCATCAATCTTGCTCTTTAAAAGTGTTGCAAGTTCTAAATGTGTATCACCTATTGCTACAGCAATTTTATACGCTTTACCATTTACATATAATGCTAATGTACCAGCACTTGAAGCTGTACCAGATAATGTAATTGTTGATTCTGATTGAGTACCAGCAACTTCATCATCTAATGCTATTACTTTTAGCTTAACACTTTTGTTTGTGTCATAGTATCTTTCGATTGCTGCTGCCAGCATTGATGTTTTCCCAAATTTAAGTTGTGCTTCTTCTTTGCTGAAAATATCAAGTACTTGTTCAGTTGTTGCCGTTCCATCTGCTGTTTTCTGTCCAAAAATTAAAGCTGTATACTCTTGCTTGATTGTGCCTGGAGTAATATTTCTTTTATTTAATTCAGAATAAACAAAAGGGATATTCATATTGAATATTTCTTTAAATTCGATCATTATTTACCTTTCTCATCGTTTTTTTGTTGGGCTTTTTTTGTAGTTACTTTTGTTATATCTACATCACCATCGCTTTTTCTGTTTTTCCAATAAGAAGTAATCTTTGGAACAACAATCCCGTCACTAGATATACCTCTAAGTGTTTCTGGATTTATAACTTTTAAACCTTTTTTTGGTTTTATTCTATACATTGTCTGGTACTCCTACGTTTGTAATTTGTATGTTTTCAATGCTTTCAATGTAATCAAAGTCATTAAGTACTAGAGGTATTATAGGTAATTCATAATCAAAACTAACTAAATAATTCATCATAGCACCGCCAATGTCACTACTGCTTATATTGTTGCCTTCTGTGGTTGAACCCTCAAAAACAACGCTGTTAAATAAAGCATAGTTGTCACCAACTTCTTTTGCTTGTACTGTAATTACTTGACCCATCACGGCTTCTACATCATACATTATATTTTCAATTACAGCATCAAAATCACTATCATCTGATGTTTGATTGTCTTTAACAACCACACCAATCTTTATTTCAATTTATTTCAAGTTCTCTTGATGTATAACTTGTGAATTGCTCTTCTACAGATTCATCTTTTGAAAAAACAGTTAAATAGGGATAATTTTCATCTTCTTTTGGGTCTATTCTGCCACTATATACACGATTATTAACACTTGCTACACTTGCTTTTAAAAGTTCTGCAAAATATTGTCTTATAATAGTTTTTTTATACAAAATTAATCCTTAAGATAGACATCTATTCCGCCTATACCATCTTTTCTAACTTCTCTAACCTTATATGTGATGGCATTTATTGTTAGTTCATCGTGTTGTTTTATGTCGTTTGCTTGTGATGTGTTGAACATTGGTTGATCCTCAATGATAGGTAATCCTTGCTCATCCACAAGTATAAAAGCATCCGTCTTGATAACGTCAAAGGTTTTATCAGTTCTTGTATTTTTACATGATGCACCAAACTCTTTTGAGTTTAGCATATTTACATGATCTGATTCTATGACATCATCAAATTTTAGCATTATTTGTTACCGCCACCTAAAAGATTTGAATCATCTTTTTTAAGCGTTTCGATCTCTGCTTTAAGCGTTTTGATTTCAGTATCTTTTTCACCAATAGATGTTTTAAGACCTTCATTTTCTGTTTTAAGTGTTTCGATCTCTGCTTTTAGTGCTTCTGCTTCTTTATTGTCTGTGGCAACTACATTTTTTGATGGATCAATCGCTCTACCATCATCAATGAGTTTTTTACCAACCTCGTTTGTTACTTCGATTGTTTCACCACCGCTTTGAAGCTTTCTAACCTTAGAGCCTTTCAGCTCTACTTTTGTTGATACAAGTAATTTAATTTTCATAATCTACTCCTTATACCAGTACGGTTGCAACAAGTGTTGAATTCGGATCTTTAAGCAATGGTGATCTTTAAGCAATGGTGCTGCTGTAAGTACAGATTCAATTTCAACTGCTGATGATTGAGCTTTAAGCTTAGTAATAACATTTCTAGCTGAAACATCAAACGATTCTGCAAGATTAAGCTCTAATACAATATCAGATGCATATCCATAAGACATTTCGTTTTCATTTTGTGCAGAAAGTACAACTACTTTTTTAGCTGGGACTGATTTTTGAGTTGCATTATCAGCATCAATATAAACACCGTCATAACTCCAAAGCTCAATACCAAGATAATTACCTTCATAGATTGAGCCATCTACAGAAAGCATATTTTCAAATCTCAATGCTCCGTTTTCAATTCTTCTATAATCAGTAAGACCTTTTACAATACCTACAATTACAGACATTGTTTCACTTCTACCAACCATGTGAGTAGCACTTTTACCATTAGCAGCAAGAAGAGCAATAAAGCTTCTAACATCACCATCAAGCAATGTATTATCTTCATCCCAATAGTCACCAGCACCAAGATCAACTGTGTTTGCCGCTGCTCTACCAAATGTTACTACACGATCTTCACCTTCACCAACAATAGTAAGACTGTTGTTAAATAGTGCGTCTGTTCTCATAACTTCAAGTCTTACATCAAGTCTACTTTCATTATCATCAACCGCACCAGTTACAAGCTGTCTTGCAATAGCATTTTTAGCAGTTGCATCATATACAGTTCCGCCAAATGGTTTTTTATCTAAATCTTTAGATGTTAATAGCTTTGATGGTTTCATAGTTGGTAGTTTTAGGATATTGTTATTAAATCCTTCTCTTTCAACTGGCTTACCGTCTTTTAACGGATTTACAAATGGTGCGATACCATTTTTATAAGCTTTATCATCAAACTCTACCAATTCTTGATTGTGAATATCAGTCATAGGAAAGAATGGTTCGAAGAATCTCTCTTTAAACGGTCTTGTTTCAACTGCTTTTGCAACGTGTCTTGTTAAGTTATCATATTTACCCATAATTATTTACTCCAATCTTCTAAAATAATATCTTTGTTTTGAAGTATACCTACCGTTTGTGCTTCTGTTTGAGCACCAGAGAATGTTACTTCTGCTCTATTGAATCTACCAGTAAACCCGACCGCTTCAACATCGCCTGCTGTTGCATCATGATCTTCTGTTAGTACAAATACTTTTTGTTCATCATACGAAACTTGTGGTGTTGATGCCGCAACTCCAGATAATACAATAAGTGCATTTGTATATTTTCCAGTATCTTGTAATACTACCAACATACCTTTTGTATATGCAATTCCAGTTAAAAGTGTGATACCCTCTTCTCTGTTTGTTTCTCTGACCAGATTATCTAGTGTGATTGCTACTGTTTCCATTACTTAGCCTTTCTTTCTTCATAGTATTTTGCATCGTCTTCATCAAGAGCAGTTGCATCTTTTCCGTCTTCTGTTTCAAGTCTTGCTGCTTCTGCCGCTGCTTCTTCAAACTCTGTTTTCTTTGCTACTATAGTAGTATCAAATGTTGAATTTAAAGCGATTGCCGCATCACCAATACTTGAACCGTCTTCGATTGCTTTCGTTTTAACTTTATCATCACCTTGTAGTGCCATGATACCGCTAATTCTAGCCCTCTCTTCTGTTGTTGCAGAAGTTCCTTTATCATCTAAAGCTTTGGCATGATCTGCTGTTAAAGCTTCAAACTTTTCTTTAGTATATTTTTCCATACTATTTCCTTGTTTTGATTTTTGATTTTTCGCCAAAGCTTGGTTTCGGTTTACTCCGCTATTTTCATCTTTAATTAAAGCTGCAATCTCATTATTTGTAGCTTCATCTTTAGAATGTTCTTGATAGTGTGCTATACAACTTTTAACGCTTTCTATTGCTAACGCTTTAGATGTGCCTTTATCTGGTTCTTCATTGCTTGTAATTATTTCATCGATAAATCCGTTTTCAAGAATTTCATCACCAAATAAGTATGTTTCTGCATCAAGCATATCACCGATTTCTTTTTCAGTTTTTCCAGTTTTAGCAACATAGGCTTTTGCAAGTAGGCTAGATAAGCTTTCTACTAAATCAGCATCTTTTCTTAATGCTCTATGATCTCCCCAAGAATAGATACTAGCATTATGAATCATGTATACAGCATTGTCATAAGCTTTTATAGTATCACCAGCTAATGCTATATATGAAGCCATTGATGCAGCTATTGATACAATGATAGTTGTAACTTCACCTTTATCATATTTTTTGATTGCATTAAATATTTCTACACCTTGATAAACACTTCCGCCAGGACTTGAAATCTCGATAGCAATATCACCACTTGCTTCATCAAGTTGTCTTTTAACTTCTTTTGCAGAAATTCCCCAATAGCCTATTTCACTATCTATCTTAATTGTTGTCATTTATTACCTCATTTCTAAGTTTTTTTATTTTAACCAATAATGTAAGTTCTTTTTCTAGTATTGATACGTTTGTTTCAAAATCACCATTCCCTAGTTCAAATGTTGATTGTTCGTGCGTACCTAAATCACCAGCAATGGCTTTTAATTTAGCATTGACATCTTTTAACGGATCAACACTTCCAACTGGATCACCTATCCAAATTGATTCAAGATAAGCACTTCTGTATTCAAAGAAATCTCTTACATCTAAATCACCATTTAAGATACCCCAAGTAATAACCTGTTCCCTAATTGGTTTATTGAAAGAATTATTAAATATCATTCTCTCTGGGTCTGTAAACTTTTTCATCTGCAATAATGCTGCTCTTGATGCAGAATAACTAGATACAAATTGAGCCAAAATGATTTCTAATGGAATTCTTGTTGAAGTAGATACCTTCTTAAGATTAGTCATAATATACTTATCGAAATTTGGGTTTTCTCTTCCTTTTCCGTGTATATCAAGTTTATCACCTGGGGATAATTCAGTTATACTATTTTCTTTTACGGTATTTTTTTCAGTTTGTTTTTGATCTCCATTAAGAAGATTTGTTGTATCTCCAAATGTGCTTGTTCCTGCTGGTGTTGTCACACTTCCAAAGAATATAGCTGATAGTTTTGCAGCACCCATTTCATGTTTCATATAATCATCTATAGCATCAACATCCCTCATAACTGGTGTTAAAAACGGAATACCTCTAATTTGTTTTGTACGCTCTCTATCAAAAATATGTAGTATGTTTTTCTTACCACTTTTAAATGCTCTAATTTCTTTATATGATCCATTTGATTGTTTTATAGAATATATCAAAGGCATTTTGTTTTTAGATACTTTTATACCTTCTGTAAATTCTTTATTTGTAGATGTGATTGTTTCTGCACCAAGTAGATCAATTTGAAGAATTTTTTGTGAAGCTATATTTGATAATGGAAGTGCAGCAAAGCTATCACCATCCCTTTTATAAACTTTATATGCTAATCTTTGCATCATATAAAAATTATCTTTAGCGGTTATATCACAAATTGTACTATTCGCCCAGCTATTGAAATAATCATCAAACATAGCTTCGACTTCTTTTATTCTTTTAGGGGATAAATGAGGTACTAATCTATTTTTTATTGTGCTTTTTGCTTTAAGCCCACTTCCTATAGTGTGATCTGTTGCACACGCTATAACACCTCTGTAGAATCCATTGTTTCTGTATTTAGCTCTTGATGTTGTTCTTAGAGTTGGTAAATCTGCTATATCTTCATCATCTGTAGTTTCAAGAAAACTTATATCATAATGTGAACCTTGCTTTGCACCATCATATAAATTACCTCTAAGCAAAAGGGCTTCTGCATTTCTAAACTGTGCAGATTCAAATGCATATTTAGGACTAAAATAACCTATCGTTTTATCAAATAAATTAGGCACCTGGAATCCCTGCTGTAAAAATAGTGTTTATTTTTGGTGCGTTCAAAGATTCACCTTGTGCTTCTGCTACTTTATTTTCCCAATAGTCAAGATTATCTTTGACTTCTTTTGCATCTGCTCTGGTAAGTTTTCTTTGTGAGTTTTGACCGTTTGATATTGTGTATTCTTTGTTTAGTGCCAATGCTTGATTTGCATCATACCACATTTGATAATTATTCAATGTTAGTTCAAGTGTTGTTTTACCAACTCTCTCTGCTAAAAGTTCTAATGCAGTTTTTACCATATAATCACTTTCTAAAGTATGTGTTTTATGTTTTCGTTCCTAACTATACCTTATTTAAAATTAAAAGTCAAATGAGTTTTTTAATCTTCTTTTATAGATAAATCAAATCCTGGTATTTCTGCTTGTATCAATTTTATAGCTGCAAGATTATAAACTTCAAGATCAAGAGCTTCATTTCTGTCTCTTGTTTTTATATATGTAGCTTCTATGAATCCTTTTTTATTCTTTTTGAATACTTTTTTTTCTGCTGTAAGTTGTTCAAACCATTCTTCATCAAATGTAGTATTATGATGAATAAATCCGTTATTCCCTCTTTGTAATGCAAGTCTTTCAAATATAATATCTTTTGCTTTTGTAGTTGCTACCCAAACAATTTTGTCTTTATCTTTTTCTGATATTTTTAATGTTGCGATAGGACGTGTATCGTTATGCTTATTTTCTTTATCATCACCTTTTACCATGATGAACTTATCGCTATGCTTTCTAACAAATTTCTTTACTTCATCTGTACGACCACCACCCATATCTATAAACGATTTGAATATGGTTACATCTTGTCCACCTTCCATTGGTAGTTTTGTTGTAGCTTTCTCATATAGTTCATCCCAAACTTTTTGATTTACGGGATCACCCATAATCTTACCAGCTTCTATGTTATATGATGTTTCCCCATTACACCATGCTTTGATTAAATATTCCAATCTATCGTTCTGTGTATCTACAGTCATTAATATAACTTTTGTATCACTTGGTGCTTTTGAATAGTGATCTATTTTATCTACTAAATCTTTACTGTGCAATCTTACCGTTTTTTCTTCAAATGTTTCTCCGAGCCATGTATTTTTAAATACTCTCATTTTATCAGTACTGCCTATAGATTTTACAAATGTTTCTGCTATTTTACTCCAGGTTGTGTTTGGCTGAAAACTATAGCCAGCCCAAATATGATATCCTCTTTTTTTTCTGCCAATTCTATTATATTCAGCGGTTTTATTGCACTCTACACAAAGAGCTTCTCCATTTCTAACATCATATTTATCATCTGGATTTCTGAACCAATTTTCATTTATTTTGGGGTCTTGCCATTTATCACAACAGAAGAATGGTTGTGTTTGTCTCCATCTTCCTTTTACATCCATTTTCTTTTTTTCTTTGTGATCTATCTTTTCTTCACAATTTATGCATAATAATTTAGTTGTATCTGTAAGATGTGTCATTACCCCCTCTCTATATTCTTTATCCCAAACAAGATTTTTAAAATCAAGTATTTGGTAATGATTACAATGAGGGCATGGAAGATATCTGAATTTCATATCTGTTTCATGGAATTTTGATTCTGTTTTAGATTTTCCAGTTACCGTTGGGGTGCTTCCAATAAATACGCATCCATTCCAGTATGATTCAATTCTTTTAACTCCTAATTCATAGGGATCACCTTCACCATCAACATCATCTGGGAATCTATCATACTCATCATAATAAACTCTTTTAGCGGTAGCACTTGCATAATTATTTGCTGATTTTCCACCTCTTGATTCTAAGAACCCACCAGGATATGCTTTGAAATTTAAGTTATCATCTTCTCTTGTTTTTAGAATCCTATCCCCAACATATTTCATATCTCTAAGCATAGGCTTCAATTCTTTTTTTGACCATTCCCCAGCTTTGCTGTCATTTGGTTGGAATATTAATTGAGGGCATGGATCTTCTGATATGTTGTATGCAACGGAAAAGTTCACTATTTTTGTATATCCCACCCTTGTGCTTTTCATCCATACAAGCAATTCAATATCATCATCGCTTGTATCTCTAAGTATATCTTCTTGATATGGGAACGGTACAAACCTACCAGTTATTGCACTATTCTCTGGACTTAAGTACCCACGCTTCTTTGCAAATTCAAGCGTGTTTGTTTTTGGTTTTGGTTTAAGCTCTTTGAAGATTGCACTAATAACTTCTTGTTGCTTCTGTGTTAAATTTTCACTCATATTATTTTAAGTGGTACTCTATTTCTGTGTGATATTTTCATTGCATATTCTTTATAGTTTCCATTTTCGCATCCATGAGTTATAGTATTTAATTCTTTTATTGCTTTTTCACATTCTTCTTTTATATTATAATCAAATTTACAATAATAATTATCCGCACCTCTTATATTATCTTTTAGATCAACGATTGTATAAGCAAATGTATCTTCACTAATCACACAAGGATATTCTCCATTTTCATAAACATAATCACGTTCTATACTCTCACTTTCTTCCTCGTATTCTTCATTGTCAAGTTCATCAAGAATTTCATTTAATCCTTCATTCCATTTATCTTTTTCACTTTGAGATTCTTCAACCGTGTATGGTCTAACACAAATTAAATATCTATCGCACATTGCTTTGATTTCAAATGCCTCTTCTGTATCTTCAAATCTTATTTCATTTCCTATGATTAACTCTTTCATGATTATCCTTTATTCAAATTGGCTATCTACACTTTGTAAGTCTTCTAAGATTTTATTTATATCTTCTGATACGTATTCTTTAACTTCTTTTTGGGTTAGTCCGTCAAGATTTACGGCATAATTGTTAGGCAAATTTACCAGAGAGTTACGAATCATATTCATAGAGAAAGAAAGTATTTGTATAACCTCATCCCTATCAAAAAGATTTTCTTCTAGCTTTCTATTTTTGATCTCTTCATTTTTTGCCATGAAGTATTCTTTTAGTATTGTGGCTTTTAGCTTAAGTCCATCGAGCTTTGTTCTATCTGTTGTTGTTGTTTTATCTTTAATAACTACTAAAATTTGACTTAATAAAGTTGCAGCTTCATTTTCTGCATCGTCAATATCTTTCTGGTTTGTATCTGTATGTGGTGTAGGTTTTTTTGTAGGTTTTTTCTTTTGTGGTTTTTTCTTTTTTAATTCTTCATCTAATCTAATCTCTTCTATTTTAGAATCAACATCTATGTGAACTTCCCAATTCTTTGTACTTCTTGCTTTTTTTTCTTTGGCAATTCTCTTATGTGATATTGATTGTATATTTTCATGTGGGTTATCTGGGTTTTTACCTAGAGCCATGCAACTTTTTCTGTAGTAATACTTTTTCCCATAGGTGCATCCATTTAATTTACCACTCTTTTTTTGATAATCTATAGATTGAGGGGAAATATTTAGTCTTCTTGCAAATTCTGCACCAGTAATTAGTTCATCTTTTTGGTTTTCCATGCCAAATAATAGCATAACTTTATCAAGGAAGCAAACTACTTTATAAAACGCTTGATAAAGTATATAGAAAAATGTATGTTTTCATTCGGTGTGGACGGCTTTTGTTCACTTGATAAACTTTATATAAAACCTTTTGATAATAATGGTTAAAAAAGGATAGGTTTATCAAGTAGAATTGAAAAAAATAAGTAATAGTGTTCTATCGGGCAAAAAAACGACC